CGCAACATAACGAAGCCTCCTTCCCGTGCATTTTAATAGCCACTCCCCATATAAGTCACGTGAACTTAGTCTTCCTTCCATGTGATGCAATACCGTTTGATCTCCTATATAAACTGCCATGTGATTTAATCCAGGGCTACGAATACTCATTAATACTGAATCTCCCTCCTCTAATTGCTCCTCTGGTTCTAATTCTCTAAACCCTGTAGCGCTCCAACACCGGTCAAATGTGGGGTTTACTTGAAACTCAATAGGACTGTTTGGTCTGTCCCAATCGACTAATTTATGTCCTTTTTCAATGTAATAGTCCCTTACTAAAGTCCAACAATCTTGAACGCCCCATACCCACGATCTTCCTATCAATGGAGCCTTGTATCCAGTTGGCTTGCATTCCCCCCAAAGCCCTTCTGGTGTAACGATATGCCAAGGCAATCCACTCTTTTCACACGCCACTAAATCAGCTTGACTTGGAGTAGGGGGTGTCTGTGGATGAGAATGAACTACAGCAAGAATCTCTCCTGCTTCCTCTGCAGCAGCGTAATCATCTGGATCGAGAATAAATTGATCTCCTTTCTCATCCGCTAAATTTTTACACGACCAATAAAAAGGCTTGCCCTTTAAACAAACAAGAAGCCCACAAGCTTCTGAAGGAGCTGCTTCTTTTGCTGCAGCCAAAGCATCATTACGCCAAGTCACCCGTAAGTACCTATCCCAGGAAAATCTGCTGGTAGGCATTGCCTTTTAGGAATGCGTACTCCAGCAAGATCAAAAGCTGATGCTAATTCAAACTCAACCATCTCTCTAGTCTCTAATGACTTTCTATCTACAAAATAAATCTCTTCAGGTAATTGCTGTGTTGTGTCAGGAGAAGAAGGATCATGCAGTTCCTCCATTTGTATAGTTCCGCCATCTTCTGTTTGAAGCTCTTCATCATCTGCTGTTTCTAAATAACCCTCAGTACCGAAGTTTGTGTAATCAATATATTTAGCCAAAGTTCTTATCCTTGTTAACTTCGCTCCTGTCAAATCATTGCCTGTTGTGGTTTCATTTACCTCGTTCAGTATTGCTGTGATCGTTCCAAATAAGTTACTTACTCTCATTGTTGGTCTAGGTAAAGCACCCGTCTTCCCTCCTTTGTACTCAAACCCTTCAGCTTCTATAGGTAACCTTTGATATGCCTGCCCTCCCCAGACCAATTCAGCAGCATCATTTGAAGCCGCTCCGTTATGAAAATAGTAAGTAGGAAGAACGGCTGTCCAAGTAACTTCGTTATCTACAACTGTTCCTCCTACAGTCGTAGGCCATGTAGGTTCAGAGCTGCCTGTTTGTCGAAGACCGGTGGTAGTAGTTGCCCTAAAGACAAGTCCAGACGCTTGAGCTGATGAGGCTTTACGTTCATAACCTACCCTTGCCTCTACTCCTCCTATCCATTGTTGCCAACCAAGAGCTTGGTTTCCGTGGAGTTCCTTATCTAATTCCAGCTCAAATAACTCAATGATTGAGGTGGGATTAATCCCCTGTAAATCGGTTAAGGGTATAGGCATTAAGGTTCAAATACTTGTACGAAAGTTGCAGTAATACTTGCCCTATTTAGATACGGTATGGTTTTATTCCATTGGGGACAAATCCACTTATAAGCAATCGTTTCGTCTGGTGGAGTCCAGTCGAAGCTTGCACTATCAGTGGCACGGTCATTTAAGAAGGTTTCGATAGTATCTCCGTCAGCTTCACTTACTTCCCATCTCAAACTCCATTGTTTAGGGTTTTGATTTCTTGCCATTCCTACCATTAATCGTTGCTGATAACCTTCTCCAAATTGAACAGTCCGAGTCTTTGGAGCGCTCGTTTTAGAAGCTCCATATGTATGAGCAACCGTAGGAAAAGTAGCCATTAGTAAAGGATTCCTCCAGGGCGTTTCTGCCTAGCCATTTCATCTTGAACGGCTGCTGCAAGCATACGTCCCAACTGCCCTGCTTGCTCTGCGTCTCCGCTCATTGAACTTCCTCCAGCGTCAACATTGATTGTTACGTTAGAGTTTCCGCCAAGTGCATGGTTTGGAGTGATACTTCCTCCCGACTTAGGTGTGAAAATCTCTGGTCCTTTCTCTCCAACTAAGTAGCTCTGTCCTCCTGTTACTGGGCCACCTTCTGCCATTCCAGGGAGCCAATTCAACCCTGTAGGGCCAAAGGCTGCCGTTACTCCATAGTTAATCAGCATCTTAGATATCTGACGGAATACACTTGCAGCTACTTCACCTAACGTCTTCGTTCCATCTATTGCCTCATAGATTGCATCCACCATTCCATCTCTGATTGTTGTTCCTATTTGTTGATACAGAGCTAAAGAAGCTTGTAAGGCTTCCTGTTTGTTTAACTCTGCTCTGTACGCACCTTCAGTCATTTTTATACCGTCCTTCTGCATGTTGAGAATTTTCTGCTCTATCTCTGCCTGGGTCGTTCCCATAGCGAGAGATCTTTCTAAATGAGCAGTCTGTGCTTCTAAATCAACTTTCTTATCTGCGCCTTTGCCTAAAAGCGGCCCTCTAGCTGCTTCCTGCTTTGTTTGTATTTCTAAAACTCTCTTGTCTATCGCATTGTCTATCTCTTTTAGTGTTTGAGCGTGCTCCTTAAAGCTTACAGCGTCCTTACCGAATCTTCCACTGCCTGCAAATCTCTCTACAGCTGAAGCTCTCTGCGCATACAAAAGCAACAGTTGGTCATCCTTGCCTTCACGCGCTAATCGTTTTCCTGTCTTAAACCTGTTTGATCTTCCTATTACATCCGTCAACGCAACGAATAATCCTACTTGGTTTATAAGTTCTGCTAAACCTGTTTGCATATGTGTCATTGCCCTTTGCCACTCATTAGCTAAAGCAGTCGAATCATCGCCAAATTGACTAAGGGCTTCTACACCCTGATTACCAATTATTTCTGCCAATCGCCCAGTAGCTTCTGCCATCGCAGCCTCTTCACCCTTTATCTTCTTGAGCATCTCTAAATGCACCCCGAACTCTGTATTTGTCTCACCTAAAGCAGAAATAACAGTATCTACTTGTGGATTTAACGTATTAAATGCTTTTCCTAATTCAGCAGTCTTCCCAGCAAACGCATCAAATTGTTGGCCAAGCGCACTAAACAGGATCTGCATACCAAATCCCTTTGATCCCATAGCAGATTGCATCCCTGCACCAAGGACACCACCACCAACAGCACCCGCACCACCTCCAAATAAAAGTGGGAAACCTGCGCCGAGCATTAGGTTCTCGCTAAACCTGCTCATTGCATCTGCTCTTGCCTTTCTTCTTGCAGCTAATTTCCTCTCTTGCGCTTCCTTAGCTGCATATAACAGCTTGTCTTTCTTGCGTTCCCAAGCGTGTACAGCCTCTATCCTTGCTTTCTCTCTGGCTATTCTCTGCTTGCGGTTCTTCTCTTGTTCATCAAAGTCCTTCTTATTGATTAGGTTGTTTGCATCAATAGCGTTCTGAACACTCTTTCCTCTTAGAGCATCTATCTTCTTAATTGCCTCATCAGCAGCCTCTACTTCTTCTTTATAAACCTGCCTTATTCCCATCGTTGTATCGCCTTCCATCCCTTTTTTAAGTGGATCCTCCGCATCAACCATGCGGGCCCTTCTCATATTCCTTTGTCGCTCTAAATCCCTCTCGTTTTGAAGTATTTTTGACTGAATCTCAAGGTAGTCCGTTGCCGTAACGTTTCTATTATTTAGCCACTGAACTTGCTTCTCTAATTGATGAGTTATGTTCTGCTCGTCTGTTGGACCTTGCTTTGCATATCTTTCATTCTCTATACGTTGCTTACCTCCCATCGCCATCTCTTGTAGATCCCATACACCGTTTTGGGCGAAGGGATTAAAGGCAAACATCAGGGCTGCGCCCACCATGTTGGAGAAGTCTTTAACTACTCTCTGGGTTCTCCAAATAGCAGCAGCCGCTTGACTTTCCCACTCAATAAATCCTTTAACAGCCCCTGTTACCCATTGAGCAGCAGCAAGTGTTGTACTTAAGGCTCCATAAGCAAGTCCAACTCCAGCAACAAGTTCAGTAACTCTTGAAGCCCATTGAGCTACTGTTTTTACATTGTCTAAGGAGTGAATATTTACTTTATTTAGCCCCTTAACAAGAAGCTCAATAGTCCTGCTTATCCCAATAATCCCTGCTTCTTGGCCTAACTTTCCTGCTCCACCTCCAAGAAGATTGCCTAAACCACCTAAACCGCCCTTCAATAAATCAACAGCTCCCTTAAGTGCTCCCTTAAGTCCTCTAACTGCATTCTCAGCAGCAAAGATGTCTAAGGTAAGTGCCTTCTGTAAGAAAGTAGCTTCAGCTAAAGTCTTGTTATACCCTGTCTGTGCTCTACCTAATTGTCTTACCGCTGTAAGCCAATTCTTACTGAATTTATCTATATTTTCGTAGTTCCTACGTGTTCTCTCTAGTTCTGCATTCTTCGCTCTTAGTCCACCAATAGAGTCAATATCAAATGTTTGTCCACCCCAAGTACGTCCAGGATGTGCCCCTACTGCGGATGTTTGTGCTAGTTCCTTACTTATAGCCTCCCCTGCTAGATCTAAATCGTGACTATCTAATATGTTCCCTTGCCCAGCAAGCGAACCTTTCGAAAATAACCCGCTTAATCCGAAGTCCTTAGTTCTCTGATGAGCAGCAGCTATATCAGCAGTAAGCTGCCTAAATGCACCCCCTAAGTTAAATATAGCAGGTGTATATTTTGCAATTACTCCTAACCCTGTAGCTGTTCCTATAATGGCTTGAGTGAGAACAGGATGAGATTTAATAAGAGCTGCTAAACCTTGCTCATAACGTATCAAACCTTGAGCAGAAGCTTTAACAGCACCCTCTATAGACTTTAAAGTTTTCCAAAATACTGTTGCAGAAACATTTACTGTCTTATATAGACCTATCTGCTTATTAAATGCTCCGGCTATCTTTCTAATAGCACCATCTAAAGCGAATACGGCTGATGTTCCTTCCCCAACACCCTTCCAAATACCTCGTTCTCCTCCTAAAAGACTGAGAGCACCTTGTTTTACTCCTTTACCTATCCTTTGCCCAAGAGTCATCCTCTTAAGAATATTTTCTCTCTTACGTGTTTCTTGATTAATCTTCTTCTCTAAACCAAGAATTTCCTTCTGAGATTGCTTGTAACCAATTTCACTACTAAGAATATTTTCATGGAGCGTCTTAGCGACCCTTAATTGGTCTCGCATCTTGGCAAGACCAGTTGAGGCTACTTGAAGATTCTTAGCTACCTTTTTAGTCTCTACCTCTAATTTCTTAGTTTCAGCAACTACCTTTCTGGCTGCCTCTTTATCCGTACCGCCTTGATTCCCCCCTAATATTGATCCTCTGGGGAATAAAGATTGAACAGCAGTTCTGAAATTAGTACTTTTAGCAGTCTTTATAAAATCAATAGTAGACTGTTCTGCTTGCCTAGCCGCTTTACCAAAATCGTAAAAAAGCCTTCCACCTACTTTTAACGCAGTAACTACACCTCCAACGGCTAAAGCAGCCTGCCAATTTGCTGCAATAAACCCTGCAAGACTTGTCTTTGTAATCCTATTAAATATCACCTCTAAGGCTTTTAATTCCCCAATTGTTCTTAAGAACCCTCCCTTGTTATCACCAAAAGAAAATAGCTTCCTAAAACCATCAGATGCTCTGTTTAAACCTTTAACAATGCCTTCTAAACGTCCCTTTAATTTCTTCGTTTCACTCTCAGCTCTACGAATCTGCTTCCACCAATCACTAGTAGCCTTTTCTGCCTTCTTTACCTCTCTAGTGGATTGCCTTAATTCCTTATTTAATATCTCTACACCTTTATTTATTTCCTTCTCTGTTAACTCAATCTTCCTTAAATCCTTGAATAACTTATCAACAGCACGATTTAGATCGTCTCTCTTGACCTTAAATTCAAATGTCTTCTGAAAATTAGCCGCCACCCGTCCACATCAAAGGACTACGTTCCACTTTACCTGCTTTGTGTACGAGAAGCTTGTACTGCGTCTCTTTCTCTATCCATCTCTTCATTTTGTAGAGAAAAGAAAGCTGCCCAACCAATCATCTCTTCCTTAGTAAGAGTCTCAGTTAATTCAGCCACAGTTTTACCCAACTCTTTAGCTAAAGAGAAGAGAAACCTCCAGTCACCATTAGCTTTTCAAGTCAGCCTTAGCTTCCTCTACCTCCTTCTCTGCACCTGACTGGATCATGGCTAATTGAAGATCTTGAAGGACAGCAGCCTCAACCTCACGACGCAGGGCAGCTCTATCGCCATCTTGAAATAATCTTGTCCCTTCCTTGTCCAAAGCTTTCTGGATCATCAAAGTCAAAGCAAAATCAGTGGCATCATCACTACCCGTCTTCTTCTGAATAGACTCTCTTTCTGCAATTGTTAATGGGTGCCAATGAACTGTAAGGACAACTTCGCCGTCCTTTTTAACGTCGTGCTGGTAAAGCTGACTAACTCCAAATTTGTTGCGGAGTAGCTCAATGGCTCTGGTTGCCATAATAATCTCTAACTACATCTATAATACACTAAGCGTTTGCAGAAAAACCGCAAGATATGATTCCTAGAAAATGGGATTTCTCTTCTGGATCTATAGGAATCGGCCCCACGACTTCATCTGTACGAGGTTTACAGCTAAAAGTATCCGTATAATTAGTAGCATTTACAGACGTTAGACCATCAATAACTGCTTCACTAATAGCAGATAAAACATTAGTCCCATTCTTTCTTGGGATATAAACCTCACATCGAACAGAACCCTCGTAATAGTCCGAAGAAGCTCCTTGATTTTGCAACGTTGACTGCCCAAAACTTACGGACATCTTTATGTACTTAACTGTCTTACCAGGTGTTGTAAAAGGCGTATTGTCATACACCATCTTCACAGTGGCATCCGCAGCAGCAACAGCATCAGTAACTGCTTTTTCAAATGCAGCGCGGGTGTTTACAAGAGTCATCGGTATGGGTTACGAGACTTACGAGGAACATTTGCCCTCACTTTAAACTTAGCTATAGATCTGTCTGTAAATATGGAATCTATATCCTTCCTTATCCCACTAACACCGTAATTTATTAGTTCAGGACTCTTAGAGAAAGCAGTTTCAGTGTAATCCACTGTGTTCGCTATATAAACAGTTTGGTCAATACTAAAATGAGGTATCTCGTGTCGCCTCAAGTACTTAGGTACAGGTCTAGTCCACCCCTTGCTAGTAAGAGTAGTTGCTTTTATCGCTGACCAAGGGTTATAAGCCCATATATCATCATCATGCACTATTAGGTTAGGACTAGCCCTCCAACTAGACTTATAAAACCCTGTCCACACAGCACTCTTAGCTTCTACAGACTGAATAACCTTTCTAACTACTAAGTTAAGTCCTATTGTTATATCCTCTTCTAAATCAGCTATCAAAGCTCTCTTAGTTAACTCTTGAGCAAGTGCTCGCGTTCCCCGTACTTTTCTAGCCATTAGAAGCTAACCATAAGAACAAATAGGTAGGTTTGCCCCCCTCTATATGTAGTTATATCGGTTATTTGAGCTGTTTTATTACCTCCAGCAAAAGACAAAATTATCTCGTCTTGAAGCGTTGGTTGATTATCACCTATTAAATTAGGAGATAAATAAACCTTTGCTTGTCTTGTCTCTTTACCAAAGTCCTCCTCAGATTTAATAAGTTCAATTGGAACGTAAATATTCGCGTAAGAAGTGTCCGTTGTAGTAAGCGCACCAGTGCTGGTGTTATACGTGGGGGATACTTGCCTGGTATAGGTGATCTTTGTATCTAATCCCTTACCAAGGTCAGAAACTATTGATTTTGCTGCATTTTTAAATGCGGTATCGAGTGAACCTGCCATTTAACCTCTCACAACAGCAACTTGGAAGCTACCAGCGCCACCTCGGCAATAAGCACCGAGATAAGACTGGAGCCAAGGGTATACGTCAAATACATTGTTCACCATACCAACGCTTTGACTGTCAGTGTTGTACTCAACTTCCATATCTCCCATTTTTACCTTCTCATAAACACCATCTGTACCTTTATTGCCTGTAATTGACTCAGTATCGTTAGCTAAAGCTCTTGCTAACTCATATTGAGCATTCTTGATGTTATTTGGAATAGCAGAACAAGTTAATTCAACTCTGTCTACGTGATAATTATTCCTGGGCCATTTAAGTGCTTGATTCTCATCGCAACGATCACCTTCAAACACAAGTGAATCAATCCAACGAGTAGCAGAGATCAAAGCACGGTTCTTTTGATCGTCAGT